AGACCGCCAATATAGTATAACTGACGGCTTCCGGGAGTTCTTCCAGGACTTGCCCCAGATTGTAAATATAAACTATTTAGAGCAGTAAAACCGCTGCTCTTTTTCTGGTGCCCTGCATCCGCTCCGGGCGGCGGTGGTTCGTGACCTGTGCCGGGGCTTCTCCGGGGCTTGTTCTCCGGTGTGATGCACATTGACAATTATATATAGTTGTATTGGCTCCTATTTGACGTTTTAACGGCTCTTATCGTGATTCTGGTATATTTTATCGAAAGCATATAAAACCGCCTTAAATCTCCAAATATTGAATTAATAACAGGGATTGACGGCAGAGCACAACGGGGTTATTATTACTCTGTATAGTTGCGCGGACGCTTTGCCTGGTCTGGTCTTTATGCTTCCAGACTGCGTGAAGCTATGCGGACTTCGTTCGTGATCGCTCCGGCGGTCTTGTTTCTGTACGCTTTTAGGCGTTTTTACTTGGGCAGTTGTGCCTTAAATGCTTCTATAACGTCGTATTTTTGCTTTTTAAGCGTGTTTTATGTGCTTTCTATATATTTTACCACGGTTTTATAAAAGCGCTTTTAAACGTGTTTTACAACGTTATATCAGAATTAGTTTTGGTTCTGGCTGCGTCTGGCGCTGGTTCGGTACTTCCACAGCTATTCCCGGTCCGCTCCCGGGTCATCCCCGGCGGGCTGTACTGTTGGCTCTCTATTTGGCTTTAGTTTTGCCAGATCATGCCGGGCGGCGGGGTTTCATAGGTTCCCTGTGGCGGTCTGCTCCTGATCGGCTGGAGGTTTCCGGGAGGGACAAAGGCACCAAGGAAATGTACGACAAATCAGAAACAGCATCAAAACCGGGACGGTTTGAACTGGGAAAATCTGAAAAAAATCGCAGAAATCTGAGACTAATTCAGACCTGCGACTTTTTTATTTTGTGCATTTTGTATATAAATTCCTATAACGTACCTCGGCGTGATGTAAATTTTATTTCATTACGTTCAATTCGTCTTTTCCAGTGGTATTCTTTCTTCTTGTAATATCAGAAATCTTACTCCTGCGCCTTTTCTGCCGGCTCGTTTCCTTGCTCCTGCGCTTCGCTGATTCCCTGCTGATGGTTCCCATGTCTACTCCTTTCCGAACATCTCCTTCATGTTCTGGCTCCGTGAATTAAGGTTTATAATTGGCACATCCACATTGAGCTCATCTGGCACGATGCCTACAATCACGACCTTTGTCGGCTCTATTGCACCTAACATTTCTTTAAAGTTCTCACAAAACTCTATCCTGGCAGACTTTGACCGCACTCTACCATTGGTACAGCATGATACAGTGCTTCTGTGCGGCGTTCCGTCAAATATCCATGGCATTTCCTTGGGACTGATAATATTTACGGACGGAATAATTTTAACGCCCATAACCGCCCAATAATAGCCTAGAGCGTGGTTTCTGTACAGGTTGTAGATGTTCAACGCACTTGGCATCCCGGAAGCAATTGTGAAATCTGGGCTGCAAACTGAATTGAAACATTTTAAGTGCTCAATGTACTGGTCCGGCTGGTTCCATACCTGCAGGAAACTTTTGTCGTCAATGTAGAAATTCACCGTCAGGTCCTTATGGCCTTTCAGTGATCTGGATTTTGAAGACGCAAAGTCAATCGACTTGCCCGGTGAGAAATCTACTTTTGGTAACATTGGTATCTGAAACTGTCCATCAAGCTCTGCACCGGTTATCAGGTATTCTTTCATCACATCATATGCGGTATGTATCACAACACCACCTCCATACAACCATATTAACATAATTTAGGAAACAAAAAAAGACCGCATTTCTGCCGTCTACGATGGTTTTACCTGTGTCTCACACACAAGTTTTCCTCCTATGGTTTTAATTCGAATGTTTGTTCTGTTCCCTAGCCTGTTCCCTCGGCCATTTTACATATCCCTAAAAAGCACAAAAAACCTTGATTTTTCAAGGTTTTCGTTAGCAGCCAGTACGGGAATCGAACGTATCTTTAAACTGCTATCTTTCCCATAAAATCAACATTTCTAACTTTTCCAGGGTGTTCCTTTTTGTTCCCTAGCTGTTCCCTCTTTAAAAAAATGACCAAAAACTATCTCGATACTACCATAAATTCATCTATGCTGTCCATGATTTTTTGCTTTTTTTGAAGATTCTTTCGGTCTCGGTGATAATAAGTTTCTGAGCATGAGATGTTGGCGTGGCCCATTTGTGATATTACCATCTGGTTATCTACGCTGTGGTCTAAGAGGATTGTACAATAGGTTTTTCGTATTTTGTGCGGTGATTTTTGAACGCATCCAGTGTTCTTGCATACTGTCCGGAGCCGGTTTCTGAATGAATAGGTGTTTATCCTGTGACCGTCCGTAAAGAATATATATTCGCAAAATACGGACATATTCCTGAGTTTTTGAATAATCCATGCACACCCCTGTGGAATTACAACATTTCTTATTCCAGCTTCCGTCTTTGGAAAATCTTTGACTTCGAAAATTCCTTTGTGGTTTTCATAATGTCTGACTTCGGTTCTTCGGATTCTGACTATTCCGGTGTTTGAATCCCAGTCCTCCCACTTCAAAGCGCTTAACTCACCAACTCTCAGGCCGGTTACAAACATAAGCAATATTCCAAGATTTACCATATCCTGGTTTTCTTTCAGATATTCTATGATTCTTCTCATCTCTGCATCATTGAAAACCTCCTTAGAGTCTTCTTTGATGATCTTTTTGAAAGATTTGTCTGTGACATCCAAGTCATAGAATAATTCCTGCACATTCCAGTCAATCAGTTTGTTGCGCTTCGCCCACTTCAGGGTCCCTCTGGTAATTGTTTTGAGGTTACAAAAGGCTTTAGCGGTTAGATTGTGTTTGCTGATCTGTTCTTCCAAGAAATTGCTGATATCACCCGGTTCAAGGTTCCTGATTTTCTGCTCGCCAAGTGTTCCAAAAAAACGAGCAAAATCCTGATGATATCTTTGGTAAGTCTGCACAGATATTTTTTTTAAGTCAAATTTACGCTGCGCCCATTCCTCGAATATTGTTTTGACCTTTGGATTCTCAATCTTTTCTCGGTGAGTCTTTACAATCAAATCTTCCAGGTCTTGCTTACACTTACGCTTGAACATTTTCCTTTGTCCGGTTTCGTCATAAGTCATACGGATTTTCCAATATCCGTCAGATGCCTTCCATATGCTGTCCCTGTATTCTTTTAAAATTTCTTCCCTTTTATTCATTTCAATTTGCTCTTGTATGTGAGACAAGTTGATGATACCATTCTCAATTGCATATTTCAAGTCGTCATTATTCATAAAAAATAAGGAGGAACCGGGATATCCTTTCGCTGGCCAGCGGCTCCTCGTTCCTCCTTTCTTTCACACATAATCAAAAATATTCATCTGCCCTTCCGGCATATCATCTTCGAGATTGAAGAATTTACAGGCAATAAAATTTCCATGCCAGTCCCGATCATCGCCGTACATCAGACATTTTTCTCTCTTTCCATCCCTATAAAATCTGCACTCAGAGCAATTGTGCTGATACGCAGTTCCGCCGGAACGCCTGTACATTTCGCTTATTGTTCTCATTTTTGCATCCCCTGTACCATTTTCATTCTGATATGCTGTGCCATATGCGCCCGTACGGATTCTTCCGGAAACGGGATTTCGAGCGACCGTTCTAAAATCCTATTGGTGATTCTCTCGTCATATTTCAGCTCTGATATCTGACAGTTGCTCGTGAATATAGTGATTTTCCTGTCGACATACCGCCCGTTGATAATGCTATAGAATCTTTCATTAATCCATTCTTTTCCAGAATCAGCACCGAAGTCGTCAATGATAAGGATTTCTGTTCTGGACAAATCCTCTATCAACTTTCCCTCCATATTCCCTTTGTCTCCCCATGTGTTCTTGATCTCATCGAGGATTCTTAGGGATGTGGTGAACTTGACTGGCTTCTGGTATTTCTTCATAATTTCATTTGCCAAGCTGCATACTGTTTTAGTTTTGCCAGAACCTTTTGTGTTTGAGAAAAGATATAATCCTATTCCTTTCTCCTGCATATCAGGAAGATTTTTAAACCAGTAATTTACCGCCTGAGCCGCCTGAGAAAATACTTTTCGGCTCTCGGTGTTCAAATATACACTTGACTTCAAATCGTTGAAATTTGAGCCTTTAAACACGTTTGGAAGCTCTGCAAATTTCAATTGATTTTCAAGGATTATTCTTTTTCTGATTCCGCAAGGGCATTCCTCGCAATAGGGAATACCGCTTGCATCTCTTACCCATCTCCACCCGCTGTTCCCACATTCAGGGCATTCAAGCGAACGGGGTGTCTGATTCTTCTCCGTTCCATTCTCCAAGTGGGACGAGTGGTTCGACATTTCTTTGAGTTTTTCCGTTAAATCCATTATGTACATCCTCGTCTCTATTGTCATAAAACCCTTCGAGTATTTTTATGAATTTATTAGGGTTTATAAAAAATTCAAAAGTTATTATGAAATCTTTCTTTCTTCCTGTCAGAAAATCACTTTTTTTGACTTTTTCAATTGCTTCCATAATCTTTTCCATTCCATATTCCCGAATTCTTGCTTTCAGAAGTTGTGAACGTTTAGGCGTCATTCTTATAACCGGCTGAATTCCTAACTTCTGAAGCTTATTCCATTCGTCAATAACCTTTTGAACATCTCCGGGCTTTACTGAATCTTTTGCTGTGACAGGTTTCTCCTCAGCATCCTGATCTGTGAGTTTCGGAAGGCTTTCTTCCTCAAGCAGTTCTTTCTGACGTTTCCTGTGCTCGGCAACCCGTTTTCTGGTCTGCTCTCTGATTTTTTCAAGCCCGTCAATATTCTGATGCTCTTCCCATCCGGGGATTGAAAGCAACGTTCCATCTCTGGTTATCATGCCGAACTTTTCAAGAATTGTCAGTGCAAGTTCGATCACGCTTTCATCAAAGTCCAGCTCGTCAGCCAACATTTTATTTGTATATGGGATATTCTCTGTCAGAAATATAATCCCGTTTGAATTACAACGTCCTGCCATCGTCAGGAGCATCATCCAGATTAGCACAATATTATTTCCCTCTGGAAGTTTTCTGATATGCCGGATTTTTTTGTTGTCGAACATATCAATTTCTAATCGAATCCAACTCACCTTTGTCATTTAGCCACCTTCCCGTCTGGTAAGGACATTTCCGCCCTTACCACATTGATTTTCGGATGAATTTCTCCATTAAAGAGTCCATTCAGTTTTTTGTGTGATTTTCACAGGTATCATCTTCCTCTATCAGGATGCCTTTGCGGTCACACAGCCCGTTGTCGTTTTCAATACAAGTTTTGCATGTTTTATCTGCCATTTTCCTCACCCCAATCTAATTTCTGCCCACACCTGTTACAATAATTATTCATGCCAATATATGCATGATGTACCATACTGGAACGGAACATATCTTCTGGGTTATCACTGTTACATTTAGAATCAACATCGTCGTCTGAAAAATCAATGATATGCAATCCGCACGACGGGCATATGCAGGCGTACAAGTTTATATCATAACAACAGTCAAACCCAACATCTTCATATAAAATTTTCTTTGGGATCTGCTTTTTCAATGCCTTAACCGCAACCATTCTAACTTCATAAGTACAGTTACCACCATAGGCTGTATCATCATAGCTTAATTCTTTTAATGCTTCTTCTGGTTTCATGTTAATCCTCCTAATGATTGCTTTTCTTGGAAAAATCATAGTCAATAAACAGTGTTTTCTTTTTGCCACATTTCTTACATACCAATTCGGTTTCCCCATCTCTACACCAATGCCATTGAATTTCGTAAATGTGCGGTTTGCAGAGACACTTGATTTTGCATCCATTCTTGCGCCATCTGTTGAATTTGTTGATTATTGTGCAGAATAATCCGTAAATAATAACAGCAACTACACACATTCCCACCATCATAAAAATTTCTTTTATCATTTCAATCATTCTTCTTCATCTCCTCCAGTTCCTTTAACGTTTTCCTGTAATCTCTGTTTGCAGACCGAAACATCATCAGAAGTATTTCAGCTACAGGTCTCGTCCTGTTGGCTCGTTTGGCTTTCTTGGTACATATAAGTTCGTTTCCTTCTGGGACATATATTCCTACATGATACGGGATTTTCAAACATACTGTTGCAGCTAATTCTCCTGGCATAACTAAATAATTGTAATCTCCAATGAAATTCAATCCATGGCCAGATTTGAAATCTTCAATAGATGACTTGATTTCATAGCAATAACAATCACCTTTTTCTATCCCGGAAACACTATTGTTCACTGGAACAAATTTCATATAGTCCACTCTAACTGCATAGTTTGTAGAATAATCAAACGTCACCTCTTTTGCCCAGTAGATACGAGGATCGTTGTTCGGATTGATTTTCTTTTCAATCATGGTTGATAATTCTGCCGTAATCTCAGGCCTTGTCATTCTTCATCTCCTCCAACTTCTTCTCAGCTTCTTCACGGGTGAGGAATACCAAATCATTTAATTCTCCGAGCCATTCATCATGGTTTGCCCACAAAAACTGTTTACCATCTTTGCCACATTCAATTCCACTTAACACGTTTTCCCGAATATCCATGCCGCATATGTCCCATACAGTTGTGCCAATAGGACACGGCAATCTCACAAGCAAGCCCTGTTCTTCTAAGTCTTTATAAGATTTCAGTTCTTCTAGCAGCTCTGCAACATCTTTCAACCAATACAATCCTCCATCTTCAAAACAACATTCATAAGTATCTTGATAATACGGGCATCCAACTACTTCCTTCCCACTGATATAATCTCTTAAATCCTCGCCAGTTCCACAGACAATGCGTTTATGTTCATCGTCCTGCATATGCATGAAGTTTTCGTGGTCTGCATAGCAATCGCCTTCTGTATCCTGGCTGACAACACATCTAAGTGCTTTTATCATATCGTCAAGTGTTAATCTCTCCATCTACTTCACCTCTTCCATCTGGCTTTCTACGGTATCTGCAAGTAGCTTCAAGGACTTAATAAATGAGTCCGTCAATGCTGTTCTGTCTGGGTTTTTAGCAAATGCTCTGACAAGGTTTATAGCATCTTTGATCTTCTTCTCATCTTCAATTACGTCTGATGCTTCTACTAATTCATATCCCAATGTAAGGTCATATCCCAATGTAAGGCTGGCATTTCTTGTTAGTTCTTTATTTCCATAGAACTTTAATATATCCGGGATCTGCTGTTCTTCAAAGGGATATGGATACGCTTCTTTTCCTCCGTACCATCTATATCCTTGTTTCTTTGCTGCTTTCAGAATATTTTCATACTCTTCATGTGTTCTGACTAATACGCATTTATTTGCCAAATCAATCATCTGTTTCACCTCACAAAAATATATTCTTTTCTTCGCGCTTTTTCGCGCATTCTTCGCAAATAAAAATTGCTTTCGGATGTCTAAAACAGCTATCATTAAGTATCAGATAATCCGGTTTATACACTGTGGTTTTCCATTTGCCACAAACATTACACTTTTTCACAGTTTCGTTTATATTCATTGCCATGTATCATTCTCCTCCTGTAATTTCATCAATATCCATTTGCTTTATCCTCATTACCATTTCGTATTCTTTAACTTGTTTGTCTGTAGCAATTTTTAATTTACTAAGCAAATATTCACCACACCAAGAATCTTTATATCCAGATACCATAACAATAAAATCATCTTCTTTGTCATCAACACATTGATAACATGATATACTTCCTAAGTTTCCTTTTAAATTATTCGGATTATTTGAATCAACACTTGTATCTGTAATTACAAATGTTCCAATATCTACTGGGAATGTTATAGTAAAACTCATATTTCACCTCCTATACGAAATCATGTGTTCACAACTCAGCTTTTTCATGATTTTCCTGTAATCTTATCAATACAAGTATTCCAACCAACCGCAATAATATCTTTTTGCGATTCTACATTGTCGATTGGAACAATATACTCTTTTTTCTCCGGCATTGGCTTCAATGGACACCAATCAGGTCTTGATTTGCTTTCGCAATCATAATGTTCTTCTGTCATCAGAATTACATCATGATCTAAACAGTCAGCCAATTCACACAAACCCTCATATTCAATTTCGCCGCAGTATGCAGTTCCGAACGGGCAATCATAGCAATTCTCTGGTGTATCTATCACTAATACTGATTTACTCATACGTTTCACTTCCTCTCAGCATCAGGCTCAACGTATTATATCCCGGGCAAGTTCTGACCCCGTTTCTGGTATCTCTTAACAGCACGCAGTACGGATATAATGCCATGACCTCATAGACGTGTTCTGTGACATCTTCGCCGCACTGGTCGATGTATTTGAAGCACTTGCCCGGTCTAAGAAAGTATCTTGCGCATACATACGCTTTTGTTCCGAATCTTACGCTTGCACTACTCATTTGTGTCCCTCCTGCGGCTCACACCGCTCAAACTCGATCACCCAGACCCACGGGTTCGCATCCCAGCCGTAACTGTCAAGATCAGATTTCTTGATGGTTCTGTCCCAGATTTCAATAAAATGTTCTCTAGCTGTATATATGCGGTCATATTCATTCTCCGGGCTGTGAATAAACCCTCTGTTATCTATCACTCCTTCTGCTTCTGCACCATCCTCTGTGATATCCTGCAACTGCTCCACTCTCACATTCGTAACCTTCAGCCAGATTCTCGCCGCTTCTTTCGGCATGTGGATGGACGGGTGCCACTTCGCGTCTCCACTTATTTCATCTGTTGCCCGATACATGTAGCAACCACAAGTTTTATCCAAAACGCTTTTCTTTGGCTCTTTGGGGCAATTTCCTCTTTCGTCTCCATCACAGTTCCAACATTCAAAACGCTCCCATGTTTCTCGGACATAAAGTATATCTCCCGGCTGATACTGCGGATTTGCGTATTTAATAGAACCGCCGTATTCATTAATGCCAAATCCAAAGCATCCTACCTCTTTCTTTTCTGTACTGTCGGTAACAAAACCGAGCGGGTATGTATGCTTTTCATCTGGTTGGGGCTTTACCATTCGCCGAGTACAGTTCTTTCTTCCGTCCAGGATTGCCTGCACCATCTCGGTATTAAATAAAATAGGCTTAATTGCCATCTACTCCACCGCCTTTCACGATTTCAACTGCCCTGCTCAGCCCAGCATTGTATCCTTGATGTACATCAGATAAGATACATTCCGATTCAATGAATTTATCTCTTTTCAACTCACTAATAACCTTGTCCACATCAAAAACTGTCGGCTGCTCGTCAATAACTGCACCTATTGCAAAATCCATATCCGAACCTCCAAGAGAATCAATTATTTTGTCTGCATCAATTAAACGCATTCCTATCATCCTTTCTCATCAAAATCCAAGTCAACTCTAAACACATCCGTATTTACCGCAGATAAATCTTTAATCTCTAACTCATAAAATGGTTTCAACAGTTTTGAACCGGCATTAAATTCATCGTAATCATTCCAACTTCTCCCCGGGTGGCATATCTGAATTTTCTCATTACTCTCGGCATCTTCGCCGATTACTGTCAATAAATCAATCAGTCTCATAATCTTCGCACTCCTCCACTTTTCAATCATTTGCTATAAAATTAGCAATGCATAACACGCATACTATAACATTAAGTACCAGAACATCCCACTTCTGATTGATTATATTCACAATAATGTATGCAGCATTTACAATGCCTAAAACTAATGTAAAATATTCATTCATTTTTTTCGTCCTCCTCGACATAATCCTCACAGTCCTCAGCGTATTCATAGCTGTCCATCATGTCACACCGATTTTCACAATCGTCTTTCTTATCGCAGTAGATACAACACTCGGTTTCACCGTGCAGGCAGTCTAATTTACAATACCCCATGTTTAGTCCTCCTTATATGGTTTCGGAAGTAGCATCCAGGCTATGACTTTCCAATATGACCTAGCACCAGTTAGTTCCCATCGTTTCAATTTGCTTTGAAATTTTGCGTAGGTTGAACGATGTATTCTTCCGTCCATGCAAGTTACTTGATATGTTCCGCTTACATCCGGCAGTCTCTCACTGGCAGGAATCCAACCATTTTCTTTCTCGTCCTGTTCCAGATCACCCTGAAGCTGTTCAAGCATTTCCAGAACATCCGCTACATACAGTCCATCGTACTTACCGTACTTTGAATACTCATCTTTGTACTGCTTTAATCTGTCTTTGATATGGCTCATGCTTCCACCTCCGAATCTTCTGGCATCTGAAAGTCAATATGTCCGTTTATGTATGACTCCTGAATCATGTCCAATACCTTTATAGCTTTTGTTTTTGTAGAATAATATCCTAATCTCATTTCATCAGTGCTTATATCAAACAAACTTCCGTTTTGTCTATATGTCTCTCTGACATAAATTTGATTGGTTGCAGCCATGTTTGTTATCACTTCTTTATCCTGACTTCTGATTAACATTTTGTGTCCTCCTTATAATCCTTAATCGCAGCTATCTTATTTTCGTACATTGCAATTATGTTTTTAAATCTGCGAATATCATTATTGTATTTTTCCAAGAATGTTTCTTTTACGAACTGATAATTAGGTTCTTCCAACACAATGTACGGTGTTGAAGAACCAGAAATTTTTCCAATATCTTCTTTTTTCACATATCCAATGTAAAGTCTTTCTGGAAACTGTGTTACTGCTCTGTACGTCTTTGGCTTCTCAACTACCTCGCATTCCTCAACTCTGACTTTAAAAACAGTGTCTCCGAATGTTTTAGTTTCCGGATTGAATTCTCTGTCACTGTCTAAAATGTAGAAATATAATTTCATTGCCATCCTCACTTTCCCCATGTAAGCAACTGGCACGCTATTGTGCAGCCCTCCATGATTGATTTATCCAAATGCTACCTGTCCGTTATTCTGCAAATAAATCATCGGCGCAGCTTTACGCTCTCCGACTTTCAGATACGGGCAATTAGCTTTCACAAGTGCTTCTGCCATAACCGGCACAACACTGTTCCCGATTCTTGCTACCTGTTTTGCAATCGGGTAATTTCTCCATTTATAGTCCCGATCAATGATGTAATCTTTTGGAAATCCCTGCATCACCTTTAATTCTTCCGGCTTTAGCATTCTGAGAAAGATATCTGAAATAATGTATTTCTCTCCATGGATATCAACCAGAACATTTACTAGCCCGAATCTATCTTTTGTGGTGATAGTTCCGAGCGGTTCATTAAGCACCTGCCCACACCCTGTTCCGTAATATTTAACCAGAAAAGCGGATATCACACCGAAGTGGCCGGGCGATGTGGTTATCGTATGCAACGGCTCATCACATCCTTGACCGATTCCAGTCTTGTAATAGTTCGTGATAAAAGCTTTCACAAGCCCATATCTGTTTGATGTGTCAATGGTTTTTATCGGTTCGGTCAGCAATTGCCCTCTGGAATCGCCTTGTCTGGTTTCTCCATGATACTGAATGATAAATGCCAGTGCATCTTTATTCTTCACAACGTATGGCTCTGGATTATCAACGATATATTTCTTGATTCCATTTGCAATGCGCTTCTGTGTTGCTTCTGCCAGTGGTTTTGGACGGTCAAAGATGCTTTTGCCTAAGTCTGACCAATCAATGTAGTCTCCACACTGTTCATATGGCTTCAGCCCATCTGTACCAAAACGATTATGAGTAGGCTTTGGCCATACTATCTGTTTTCCGTCTCTGCGAAACACTGCATACCAACGTTTCCTTGTAGTCGGTGCTCCATAATCCGCAGCTACCAGTTCCCGGCTGTCAAATTCATAACCAATATTTTCCATTGCTGAAATGAATTTTCGATAATCTTCACCGGCTCTTTCCTTGATCGGATGTCCTTTCTCGTCCAATGGTCCCCATTGTTGTATTTCTTCTACGTTCTCCATAATGATTACATCTGGAAGAATTGCCTTTGCGTGTTTATATACAGCCCATGGAAGAATGCGAAGCCCCTGTTTCCTCGGCTGACCGCCTTTCGCTTTTGAATGGCTTGTACAGTCCGGGGAAGCCCACATCAACGCTACGTGCTGATTTCCGACGTATTTCTGCAAATCTACTTTGAAAATATCTTCTGTCAGATGCAGTGTTCCAGGATGATTCGTCTTGTGCATCAGGATAGCGTCGGGATCATGGTTGATTGCTATGTCTACTGATCTACCGAGTGCCATCTCAATTCCTACTGAAGCGCCACCGCCGCCGGCAAAACAATCTATGATCAAATCTTTCATTTTCTACTCTCCGGGATTCTTTAATACAATCCCTGTTTCTTCTTTGATGCTGTTTACATAATCAACCCATTCCGCCAACCCGTCATTGATATAGTCAGAAGCACGATCAAGTCCATCTCTGAATCTCTGGCACCGTATTTCCCCAAACCCAAAGTCATCATGCAGAACCGCCAATGACAGAATTATAAATGAGTCGGCAATAACTTCTTTCGTCTTTTCGCATGCTTTATCTAAATCTTTCGATGCTAAGGATGTTCGAATTCCCGTTACTCCTCTGAATCTGCATTCTTTTTCCAACGCTTCTAGCCCACCTTCTCTTACAATTCTTCTGGCAAGGTCAAGACCATCCTCTCTCCCACGTTCATACTCTCTCATTTTATTCATGTTCTCTTTGCCAACCTCCTTATTTTCCCTGCAAGAGAATCAAACTCCATCAGCATCCTCCTATCGTTTTTATTTGACTTGCAAATTGTGTCCCGTCCATCGTACACAATCGCATATCTTTCATCGAGCAGACAGGCTGAATAAACCGCCCTTGATACCTGGCTCCTTGTTTTTCCCGTCAGCTCTGAAATCTGATCAATGGTCATTTCTCCAACATACTTCATTCCGTCATATACGTCATACAGTTTCATCTTTCTTTACTCCTATCAGTTCATATGTCCTATGCGAACCAGTTCCGTGAAATACAATCAGTCCATCGTCCTCAAACTGCCTCAGATGCCTCTGAACGGCTGTCATGCTGATTTCTAACTCATCAGATATAATTCTTGTCGGAGGTGTGCCTTTATGTGATTTTGAGTATTTCAAAATAAAATAATAAATATCCCGGCGGTTCTGCTTCCATTCCATATGTTTTCGATGTCTAAAATTATCCATTTTTACGATTCCTTTATAAAAAATCTTCTATGCTTATCTGACTGTTTTCCTCAAAAACAAGCATTTCTTCTTTTGCTCTCTTAAAGAAATTTCTATCAATTTCAAAGCCGAAAGCATTTCTTCCTATTTCATGTGCAGCTCTTAACGTTGTCCCGCTTCCGCAACATGGGTCTATTACTACATCTCCGGGATCGGTAAACGTTTCAATCAATCTTTTTAAAAGTTTGACTGGCTTTTGTGCTGGATGAATTTTAGGAATATCTTTTCCATCTTTCTCCCAATCGAACCAGTTAAAAACCATGTGCCCTGTACCTCTGATTGTTTTTCCGTTTTCGTCAGTCTGAACGCCGTTCCTAAACTTAGGGAGCCTGTCTCTGTAAAACAATAATGCGTATTCCGTAGCTCCAACCACACGCATATTCGCTTTTAATACTTGAGGACTGTAATTTTTTATGAAAACAAGTGGGATATAATGTACAAAACCATGTTTTTCAGCAGCTTTAATCAATGTTTGCGTTTGTTCAAACGAACAAAATACAATCATGCATGGAGAATTGCTACTTCTTCCTCTTGGCACAGGTGTTGTATCTTCTTTTTTTAACATTCTTGAGCAAAAGTGAAAGTATTCATATAAGTTAAAATTAAAATCTGAATTAAAGGCAGCTTTTCCTGCTAGTTTACTTTCACCATTTTTATTATCCCCACCTACATACCACATAGGGTTGCTCCCGTAGAAATTATTCGCTACATTATACGGAACATCAGCTATAACAAGCTGTGCTCTTGGAATTGCATATTTCTTGTAATTTTGCATTGAGTCTCTGTATATTTCACATTTTAATTTCATATTTCAAAGAAGCCCGGTGCACCCTTGCGTCACATGAAGGCAAGCTCCTTTCATTTTTTATTCGTATGTTTTCTCATCAATCAAGTTCTGAAACTTTTCAAAAGCCCGGATTGACACTTTGTTACTCTGCTTCTCTGGTTTCAGCGAAACTTGCAAGTGTGTGTCTATGATGTGTGACAGTTCTCTGGCGAGAGTTTTCTTTCCCTGCTGTACACCTTGCATATATGTCTTTGGCGGTTTATACTGTCCTGTTACTTGCTTTCCTGTCGACTGCCCACCTGCTGTGATGTTATACATCTGAAAACCTTTGTCAGCAAAAGATTTGATCGTTTCAATTTCTTTCTGGTCAAGTTCGCTCTTTTTGCAGGTCATATATGTAAGCTTCCATCCAGTGGGGTTACTTTCACTGTAAAATTTATGTTTTTTAAGACTTAACGCTATGTGATCGTATTCTCCTAAATGGCTCGCACATCTCTCACAAAGGCTAACTGCCTGCCCTACGTAGCTTCTTCTTATTCCTGCTTCATCAGTTCTGTAAAAAGCATATATGCCGCTTGAATATGGAATACCCGGGCATATTTCTCTTATTTTTTTCTCGCGTTGACTTTTCATCATATAAATTTGTCTGTAATTTATTTTTTTCATTATTAAAAACTTATCACCTCGATTCATTTTCGGTGTGTCTTTGATACCATTATGATACCACTTCGATACCTGCATTGCAAGATAAAAATGATACCACTTTGGTATCTGATTGACACCGACAGGCAAAAATGCTACAATGTTCTAAAAACAAGGGAGGGATTTCACATGACCGTCAAATCTGATAAGACCAGAACTAACATCACGTTCCCGATACAGCTTAAAGAACAACTTGAGCAAATTGCCAAGCAGGAGAACAGGAGTTTTAATAATCTGGTCATTACTGTTCTCCAAGATTTTGTAAAAAGTGCCGATAAATAGTCGGTGCTTTTTATTTTTCCTTATACGGTTCCGGCAACGGCATCCATGCCACTACTTTCCCGCCCAGTTTTAATAAATCATTCTTCCATTTACCATCTACTGTATGTGCGCTTTGAACAAACAAACTCTGCTTAAACAAAATTGTAACCAAAACATCTTTGGAAATTTTTTCGAACATTGCTTCTTTCCATTTACTTGTCCCTTTAAACTTAGCAAACATTGAATCTCTTTCTTCTGGCATTTTCTCACTTACTGGAATCCATCTATTTTCCATTTTTTCTCCTTTCAAAACGGACATAAATTCAAATCAACATTCAGTCCCGGCCTTGCGATCTGCACCAGAACATCATCCCCTGCAACGTCCTGTATCTCTTTCTGCATCACTTCCGGATTTCCCCATCCCTCTGACAGGTGACACAGCGTTATGGTTCTGAGCAAAGCGGTCTTGTTCACTCGGATAATCTCTTTTACAGTAGATAAGCTGCTATGCCCCCGGATGGAGTGTTCAAACTTAAATGAATCCTGCTCCGGCGATTCGTCAAGATGATTACATTCTATAAGGAAGTGATTTATTCTCATGTTCTTGAATGTGAACGGCAAATATGAGAAGTCTGTCGCATATATCAGTCGTCCACATTCTTCGTGAGATATCAAGTATGCAAAGTTTGGTGTCTTGTCATGTGGGACGTAGAAAGGCGTTGCCCGGAACGAACCTATGTCCTTCGATTTCTTTTCTGGTAAGCCAATCATCAGTTCACCAGAGATTACGTTTACACTCTCAACTGTCTCGTCATTGGTGTAAATCGGGATTCCTGCATTAAGGATTTCTTTAAACGATTTTCGGTGATCTCCTTAACCGTGTTCATGGGTTAGCAGGCATCCCGAAACATCTGATATTCTGTAACAAATTCCTTTCAAAATCTCTGGGTATTTGCATCCACAATCCAGAAGTAAGATTTCGCCGGATTCAGATTTAAGCGCATAACAGTTTCCCGGCTGACTTCCTGTGTTTATTATTTTCATGAACATTTTTCATCACCTCGCTTTCTGTTTATTTGTAGCTATTTAAAATTAAAGAAGCAGTTTCTCCAATCATATTTTTATCGTCCTGCTGATATGGAGGAGTTCCGCACCATAATTCTTTCATATCTTTTAAATCTGTAGCCGCCATTGCGTCCCTTATTAATTGAAGCTCTTTAAGCGATAATTCCACAGTCACAATGGAATCCCAATTTATTTTCTTTCTTCCTACCTCTTTCATACTTCATCATCCCCCGGGAATCTGAACACGATGTTTGCCGGTTCAAATTTTATATCTGGACTGTTAACCATGGTTTTGATGATTCCAAAACCTCTTGCAGCCATTTTTATGCATTCCTCGTAAATATCGTCGCTCATTTCAACGTTTTGTGATAAAAACATTCCTGCATACACTCTATTTAACATTTCCATTGCTTTCTGGCACTTTTCTCGGCTTTCATAAACTGCCATAATATATGGACTTTGCTGTATCCCTCCGGCAAATACCGCCTGTATGTAGTTGTCTGAAACAAGCAACGCTGTCATTTCGTACGGAAGATTGATTTTTCCATCCTGCGATATAATCCTCATAGTTCTCACCTCTTTTATCGAAATAGTCTTTTACCGACTCATAGTACGGGCAGTTTTCACACCGCCCGATACAAGCCATATATTTACCGAACTTTCCTGAGTCGCACCGATCAAAATTGACGCAGTCGAAGTACATCATTTTGTCAGTGAAATCATCAGATTGAAGAAGCTGGAAATTACCAGCGCTACCAACATCGGTGTTGCTTTCTTTGATCTGATTGCATATAACGCAAGTGCAAAGAATACGGCGTATGCGATCAGACCTAATACTGTGAATACTTCATGTGCTGCCATATTACATTTCCTCCTGCTTCATAAAATCTGGAATGCTTGATTCCTGTCCTGCTGCCGGAATTGGTTCTTTCTCGGCAGTCTTTACGACTTCTACGACTGTCGGCTGTTTGGGTTGTTCTTCGATTGCTGCCGGTTCGTCTGGAATAAATTCTTCTGCATTGGCGTTCTGCTCGATTTCATAAGCAACTTCATGTTCAATAATGTCCTGCTTTGGAATTTCTTCTGTAGCTTCCTCAACTTCCTGAATGAAAGCATCACCATGACTATTGATAATCTGCTTTAATGCACGATTGATAACTGTTTTCTTTGCCATCTGGTCAGTAAATTTCTGATGCGTTCCATTGCCACTTTCTTTGTATCCAAATCCCTGTGACCAAGCCTGTTTGATCTGTTTCATATTCATTACTTCCAGATGTTTTGTTCCGTCTTCCATCAGAACCACTGCATATGCCCCAAGAATCTTATCGTTGTCAATGTTCATAAAATCCTGCTCATGAGAATCCAGAATCTTGTTTCCATCTTCGATATGATATTTGAACTTATCACCATCGTAGATGATCTCGGCATGGATATCTTTCATACCATATCTTCTGGCGATTGTAATGTTCCCGAAGTAAGACCTCTGGAACTGGCACTGACCGGAATAGGCAATGAAATAACCCTGTTTTTTCTGCACCGAAAGTCCAAGTGTTGCCATGTTCATAAGGCTATTTGCAATGCTTGTGGGTGTGCAAGATTCCAGAACCGGCTTATTGTTTCTGTCTTTTGTTTCTTTCAGAGTCAGATATGCCCCCATGAGTGCATTGCTGAGGTTGTAGTCTTTTGGAAACGAAAGACCGTATTTGCATTTTTCTTCAAGCTGCTTAGCCAACCCGTCAATGAATGAGTTGTTGATTACGATTGCCGCCTGCTGTTCTCCTGCTGTTGCTAACTGTGTTTTGTTTGCCATAACAATTCTCCTTTTCTATATTTTTTATATATTTGCCAACACGCTATTTGCGTGATTGCATCGTTCCGTACCTGTGCAATTTTGTGAGGTTTCAAACCACCGGAGTTTAGCGATAAAAAAGAATGGCATTTTTGTACCCATGCAAATTCATAGGTCTGTCAAACCTCAAATATTAAATTTACATGGATTCTAGTGAGTGAACACGTTCCTCACTTTGCAGGTGCAAAATCACCTGTAGCTTGATTAAGCTAAAATTATCTGTTATGCTATTAGCAAATATAGTTTGCTCTATATTTTGTGTGGAGCAGCTAGGCTGTCGCCAAACAAGTTCCTAGCTGTTCCGCTTTTCTCAAATCTCCGTTACCGTCATATCCCCCTCGGCAACTTTCAAAAATATCAACTGCGCATCTGCCTTAATGCCTGCCAGACTGCTGTTGTCCAGTTCTGCTGCACAGTCTACGAATATCGGATAACTCACGCCGTAAAACTTCTGCAATCCGTCCATGATGGCAATTTTGCCTTTCATCATCAGGGCTGTATTGGCGTTCCCGATCAGTTTCTTCCAGTCGCCGTCCTTGTCCTGCACATACCAGATGCAAGCGTCTACTACTTCGCCATTTTTCTGCGTATCGAACAGTTTCACCTTAACCCCGTCAAAATACTGGTTTACCGCATCTTCAAGGGCTGTATTCTTTGCCATGCTCAGTGATTTCAGTTCATCCAGAATCATCTGTGCATCAGCTTTTCTCTGTGCGTACTGTTTCTGACTTTCCTGAAGCTTCTCAATCTGTTCGTCAATTCGGGCGTTATTGTTGGCTTCTCCGATTCTCTGATTGACTACTGCCAATTCCTGCTTCTTGCCAGATAACTGCTCTGAAAGCTGTTTCTTCGTTTCTTCGCCATCGTCCAGAGAATTAAGCTCCTGCTGTTTCTCTTTGATTGATGCAAGAATCTGCTGATATTCAGCGTTTTCTGAGAAATCTGGCTCTTTCGGTATAGCTTCCAAATTCTTGTTTTCTGCGTCCAGAGAAGTTTTGATCTGCTCTAATTCATCTATTAGTTTGGAAATCTCGGATGTAAGAGTTTCTTCCTGCTTATGCGCTTCTTTCATATCCGCTGACGCTTTATTACCAACTTGAATAACTTCATCAAGTTTGTGTTTCTTGTCCTGCTCCCATTCTTCCTTAGCCTTTAACTGCTGATTGATTCTTTCCTGCTTTTTCTGTTCAAATCTACTCTTTAGCTGCTCAATCTGCTCTGGTGGAAGACTCTGACCACAAGTCGGGCAAATGGTATCTGCGTCCTTGAATGTCTCGGATTTAATGCTTTCCAGAACTGTGTTGTCCCATTCTGTATCTTTGATTTTGGGATATTGCGTTCTGGCGTTCTGTAATTTTTCAAGAAGATCTTTTTTCTGTACTCTCAGGCTCTCCAATACGGAAGTCTTTCTGTTCAACTCTGATGTTTTGATATTCCTGTCTAATTCAAGAGTGCTAACTTTATTGCAAACCGATGATTTCTGTTCTAACAAGTCTGCTTTAGCTTTTGACACTATCTCTAACAGTTTGGTGCTTAACCCTGCCAGTTCCGCTTTAATCTCTCCGGCTTTCTCGTTCCCTGCCTGCGCAATCTGCTTTTCGAGGTCTGAAATATGTTCCTGCAAGGCGTTCTTCTGCAATTCCAGTTCGGCAACATCAGCATCAACTTTTGAATGTTCCATGCCGATAATCTGGTTTGGAATGGCTTTCAACTGTTCTTCTGCCTTTTTCAGCGTTGCGCTGTTCATGGCTTTGATTTCGTCTGCCTTATAAGTTTCCAGAAGTGGTACCAGTTCGGCACAGTCTGGAACTGTCTTGGCAATCTCTAAATCCGTTTTCCCGGCACCGTCTGACATAGAGAACAGAATCTTTCTGACATCTGCATCTTTCAGGTCTGTGAAGATTTCCATGTGGGACAACATCAGGAAATTGTCAAAGTCAAACCCACGTTCTTTTAAATCGGCTTTAAAATCTCTTTCAGCTTTCGGAACGCCATTGACTTCGTATTTGTTTGATAATGCAACCTTGCCCGGTTTTCCGTCCTTTGGCTTACTTTCTGTGCGCTTCTGGAACTTTGCTACGCTTACTGGTTTTCCATCAATTACAAGATCAATGTCGACTCTCGGAAGACATTCCCTGCCATCATCCGGTCTAATATCCGGGTTGCTCTTTAAACTGTAGTCTTTGTCGCAGAACACCCACATATGAGCATCTGCCAG